GGATGTATTTAAAAATAAACAAACTAGAAACTCTATAGCTAGAGACTGTATAGAAGGTATTCAAGGTAGAAAACCTAACGTTACTGACCCCAGAAAGCTAGCTGGCAGAGATGGGGCTAGGGTCCCAAATGGGCTAATTGACGACCCTCTACCTACTGGGTTCGAGAAGATGCCCTGGGAGGACTCTGACGAGTAATTTTTATGGGACTATTTGATAAAAAACAAGACTCTAAGATAGTATATCTTGAATCTATAGTAGAAGATAGAAATAAAGAGGTAGAGTATCTTAGAAAACAGGTTAGTACTCTTCAAGAAGCTTTAGTTTCAAAAGAAGCCCCTTTAGGTTATCAATCAATGAAGGCTGATGAGTCGTGGCTAAAGGATAGCGCAAAAGAACGTAAATTAGAGCACAATGTTATGATCCAACTAATGCAGGAGCGGGAGAAGCCTTTATTTGGGGAAGTCGATGAACTACTTTCAGCATTGGGTGGGATACTAGGGCCTCCTAAATCAGCACCAATAGGCGATGGTAGCGAGGGATAAGTTGGCAGAAAACCAGCAGCTCAATGAAAAATTCAAGCAGGGTCAACTGTTCTTAGTTGATCGGGTGAAGCACGGAGACCCTACCTTAGCTTCTGCTATTGCTAGCTATGCTAATGCAGTAGATATAAATCGTCAATCAAGATTATGGAGAAGGAGCTTAGGTTGGGTTGAGAATATTTTCTTCGGTGCTGGCAAGCAGTACGTTGACGATATTCTTATCTCTAGACTTTCTAGAGGGGGTAATACTGGAGACGTTAGTAATATTCAAAACAATGTTAGGAATATGCCTAAACCGGTAAACGATTTACTTGGTAGGTATGTTGAAACTAATCTTGCTCTTTTGACTGAAAATAGACCTCGTCCCAGAGTCACAGCAAAGAGTGATAGACGGGATGATATGAAGTCGGCTGAGCTTGCTGAGCTTACTATGGAGTACCTATGGGAAGCTTTATCAATGCCAGAGAAGCATAGAGAGTTAGCCAGACTAATACTTTATTGCGGTACAGCGTGGATGGAGATATATTATGATGAGCTATCCGTAAGGCATCCAGTAGGTGGGAGTACCGCAGAAGAATCTTCCTTTATTATTCCTAGCGAGGAGGGAGAAGCTGTAGGTATTAGTATACCCAGAACAGTTACTTCTAGGAGAAGCCGTAAGTCTAATCTAGAATATGGCGATATTGTAGCGAATGTAGTGTCACCTTTTGAATTGCATTTGCCTATGGTACATTACTGGAACGGTGAGGATATGGGTTGGGTACTTAGAGAATATTATACCCCTATATCTACTTTACAAGATAGGTATGGAGCATCCGGTACTAAAGGTATAATTACTAAGGCTAATGGATGGAATGTTGATGCTCTTGATGATTTAGCAAAAGGTGAAGGAGGCAAAGGCAGTGTATCTCCCCAGAATCTACCCCTTTGGTGGTTTGAACGACTTACAGATTTGGTTGAAGGTCCAGGCCCTTCATTGTACGTGGGTACTCCTGAGACTTGGTCGGGCTATACTGTAGTTCGCGTATTTGATAGAAAGCCCTCTCCTACCTGGCCTAATGGTAGAACTATTATAGTAGCAGGGGAGCAGTTACTTTACGATTCACCTAAAGATAGAGGCGCTAGAGTATTTGACCCTCGTTGGCCCAAGAGATGGCACCCATACGTACGCTATCACTGGGAGTCAATGATAGGTAACATATATGCCAGGGCTTTGGTATCAAAGCTCCTGCCGAAGCTAAAGAGAATAAATAATATTGATACAGCGATGATAATGTACCGGAGAACGATCCCGATTGCCTCGTGGATTATTCCGAAAGGTACTGCTGTTGTTGAGGATTTCTTTACTGGGGGACAGGGCGGTCAAATAATAGAGTACGACCCTAGACGAACCAATAACCAGGCCCCACAGCCTATTTACCCTCCTGCATTCCCTGAAGGTATTCTTAACGAGAGAGCCACTCAGGTTGCAGAAATGGAAGCCATAGCAGGTACGGAACAAATCCTGAGAGGCGAACGGCCTGTAGGGGTAAATTCAGCTACAATGCTTGATGTACTACGGAAGCAGGCTCTAGCTTCCAGGTCTGCCATTCTACAGGCTTGGGATGAATCTCTTCAGGATACTGGGGGGGCTCTACTCCAGGAAACTGTCAAGTATGTCAAAAAGGATAAACGTTACGCGGAAAGAATTCGACTCCTCGCGCGCGAGAGGGGGATTAGTCGTATGAGTATTGAAGATTTTAGTGGCTCGGATCTACAAGACAATGTTATGGTTAGAGTAGACACAATTAGTATGGCCCTCGTCTCCAAAGAGGCTAGACAACAAAGAGCCCTTGAGTTTATTCAATATGCTCAGGGTATGCAAGGGCTATCTACTGGCCTACAGCAGAATATAATTGAGGAATTAGGCTTCAAGACCGACTTGAACCCTGCAGGTCCGGATGTTGACCGAGCCAAGGCAATGATTATTTGGATAAAGAATAAGCAATTTGATAGAGTTGTACCGTTCCCAGAAGATAATCCTTATGTCTTCCACGAACTATTAGTTGCTGAGCTGAAAGATGAGTCCTATTTCGATTGGGACCCTGAATCTCAGGGTATGCTAATACAGACTATAGAGTTGTATCAGCAACAGATTGAACTAATTGAGAAGCAACAGCTCGCAATGCAAAAACAGATGCTTGAAGAAGGAGGCGGCGGGCAGTAAATGGGGTCTATTGGCTACTCTTTTGGTGTGCTTAAGGGTTACATACCTGGAGATCCAGATGAAGCCCAGAAATATCTTGATAGCCTTAGACCTGAAGAGTTAGTCGAAAGGAACAGGCAGGAAAGCCGGGTCAAAAATAAGTTACGGAAGCGGGCTATGGTGGTAGGAAGTATGCCTAGAATGTATAAAAAGTAATGGCATCAGTCAAAGATAAAAAAGGCAATAAAGGCTCTTTAGCTGCCAAGGCTAAAGCTCGCGCTAATGAGCCCGTATCCGTTGGGGCTGAGGAAGTTGTCAAAGCAGAAGCACAGGACAGAATATCGGCTCCTTCTCCTTTGCCTACGCAACTTAAAGCCCCACTTCCAGATTATGCATTTATACGATCTTACGCTAAAATTCCTGCCTTGAGGAAGGCTGGTATACAAGGCGGAGGTCAGTAATGGATGGAACCCCAGACCGAGGCCGCCCGGACCTGTGGACATTAGGGCTGCTACGGTCTAACAAGAGACTCATTAATTTGAGAGACAGGGCAAAGAAGAGAAACTCTAAGAAAGGGAAATAATAGTGCCGCTTAAAGAATATTTTAAAGGAAAGGGACGTAAGGTATTGGAATCTATGAAGAAAAGATATGGAGAAAAGAAGGGTAAGTCCGTCTTCTATGCAACCTCTAAAAAGAAAGGGATGGAGCCTAAGGATAAGTCCGAGGACAAGCCCGAGAAGGACTAAATGAGAGACCGTATATTATTCTTAACGGATGACCCTAACAGAGCCGCTATTGCGTATAATAGATGGCCAAGTTCTAAGCGTGATAATACTATTTGGACATCCACAGTAAAAGATGCAATATTTATTCTAAAGGATTATGGTTGTTATCTTGCTGAAGCACATTTAGATCATGACTTAGGGGGTGAGACTTACGTCAACAGTGAACGTGAAGACTCGGGTATGGAGTTTGTTAGATATTTGGAGTCTATCTCTAAAGAAGAAAAGAAAGCCTACGAGGATACATTGTTTATCTGCCATTCCCATAATCTTAGGGCTGGTATGAAAATGGTCCTTAGACTTAAGGCTATTGGGTTACAGGCTAAACACATACCTTTTGGCGAATTGGAGGTTCATTATGATTAAGGTAAAAGCCAGTGTAGAAATGTTAGGAATAAGACCTGAGCTTGGTCTAGCATTAAGTATAGTTGATTCAGTACTTGAGAACTGTGGGGTCTACGAGACCGTCATAACGTCGCTCAAGGACGGTACACACACTCCAGGTAGTTGGCACTACTCTGGGTGGGCTGCTGACCTTCGCTCTAAACATATCGGGTCAGCCCCACAGAAGACTCTGGTACTGGATGCTATGAAATCTGCTCTTGGAGCGCAATGGACAGTCCTACTTGAGAACCTGGGCAAACCTAATGAGCATTATCATATCGAGCCCAGTTCTCTTATGAAAGCTACTAAGTAATATGTTATACTACTAGTAGGAGATAGTTAATGGCTGAACGCAAGAAAAGAGTGGCCGCACCTAAAGTTGCTGTAGAGGCGGTAGAGGAAGCGGCTCACGTCCCTGGTAGGGGCAGTTTTAGTACTCCTCCTGAAGTTCATAAAGGTGGAATGGGATTGCCTGGGAAGGCTGCGCAAGCGGCAGGCCCAAGAAAAGCAGCAGAGTCAATAGGCGAGGGTGCCCGCGCAGTAAGCAGGGGTAGATTTAGTACCCCTGTTGAAATGCATAAAATGGGTATGAGATTACAAGAAGCAGCCGAAGCCAGAAAGGCCGGCCGAACCCTGCCAGCAATCGCGCAAACAGCTGCGTCTGCTACTAAAAAGGTATCCGCAGGTCTTGCACAGAGGGCTGCCGGTGCAGTCAGGGCAGTACCTATAGGAGGTTTAGGTAGAGCGGTAGGGGCTATAGGAACAAAGATTGCTTCGGCAACACCAGGCCTAAGGTGGGCTGCAAGGCCACTTACCGGTTGGCTTGCAAAGCGCGCATTAGGGCCAGGCGCCATAGCAGCCGATATATATACAACCGGCAGATCTGCTTATACGGGGTATGAAGCAGTAAAGGCTGTAAAGGGATTAGACGTTCATATGGAAGCCGCAAAGAGCCGTGGGGTCAAGACAAGGAGAAAGAGTCTAGGTCAAATGGCCCTAGAATCTTTTACTACGTTTGATGACAGAAAAGCTGACCCTGGTATTGAAGTATGGAATCCAACTAAGCAAAGGTGGGAATAATGGCATCAGCAATAATCGAGTTTCAGGTCTATCATCAGGTGAAAGTAACCAATCAAACATTTGGGATTCATAAAGCCAAATTGGTCTCTTCAGCCGATCACGTTATAGTACCTGCACTTGCTAATAGCGCGAACCCGGGATCTTCTATTGGCCGTCTAAATGATGGAAATAATGGATCATTATCGGCGTTTTATGCTTCTAGCAGATTCCAGGTTGACCTTGATGGAGGCACGCCCGGAGAGAGTGTTTGGTTCGTCACGCGCCACGCTGGTCGTTTAAACTACGCGGTAGAGTCATAAAGCATTTAGGAAAAGGAACAATATAAATGGCAGCAATTCAGGCTACAGTACAAGTATTTGAACATGTTAAGGTTGGTGGTAACTCTTTTGGTGTACACAAAGCTATCCTTCAGAGTTCTAGCGATACCCTAACCGTGCCCACACTAGCAGATCGGACTACCCCGTCTAACTCGGTTGCTGAATTAGACGACGGCAATAATGATACCGGAGTGACTGTTTCCGCTTCTGGGGCTAATACGGTAACTCTTATTGGCGGTACTCGCAATGGAGTTGTTTGGTTTACGACAAGGCATCGTGGTTATATCAATTACGGCGCAGAAGCATAAAGGAGCATTAAGACATGGCAACATTTATTCCACTAAAAAGTCATACTACGGATGATCGAGCAGGCAACCATTACGTACTGCATACCCTTAGTTACGACCCTAACGTAGCCACTTCCATTGATACGGCTGAGGGTCTAGTAGATGCGGCAGTACTATATGGCACCACAGGTCAGTCCAAGCCGACTCTAACAGTTTCACAGGCCAATCAGACTGTGGCGCTGGCAGGCGGCACGGCCGGCTCTCTTGTAGTTGTAACAAGACACGTCGGCAATACAAGCCTGTAATATAGTCCTCAGTTTAGTATATTAGAGAGGATATTTAATGGGGAGACTCCCTGTGATTGGCTCCCGTATTGAAGTAACGGCGACAAATCATTGGGTATCCCAGACGAATGCCTGGCTTACCTGTTCTGCTCGGGCTGGTAACTTCTTATATGTTATCTATCAGGCTTCATATAATCCTCAAGGTACGCCATCTGGCCTTACGTACATGCGGAGGATTAACTTGACAACAAACACGATAGATGCCGCCGTAGAGGTGTTTCCGGGCCGTGTGAACGCACTCTCACCTGGTGTTAATAATCCTACACTGCTTAAGGATTCGACCGGGGTCTCTCTGATGGCGATTTTGTCACTGTGGAACGAGTCTCTGAATATCACCTCCGGTATCGTCTGCTCCGGTACGCCTACTGTTGGTATCGCAAGGCTTCTGGTTGATCCAGCTGACTCCGGAACCTGGGGGGCGGAGTCCCCCGGTGGGCTAGACCTGCGTATCCGGTTTTCAAACGACTATAACTCAGCCTTCAAGAATGAGACGTGGGCGAACGGCAGTTGGACCACTGGTTATAGCTTTGACCGTCCCGCAGTACTGTATGATAGTAATACGGGTACCTCCTACATTAAAGCGTCTAGCCACCGCCTCCGCAACCTACCGCTTGACGGTGTGATCTGTAAGAACTCCGAGAGTGAGGTCTTTCACATGATTACTTCGCCTTTAGCGACCGAATCTCGTGCGGATGGACCGTATATGCTAGTCGAAGGGGATAACCGCATACCTAACCCTCCAACCGGCGCCACCGCCGGCCAGGTGCAGCCAGTCTCAAAAGTCTTCCTTGGCCGAGAGGTGACAGGCCCTAAGACAATTTACTGTGTCTGGTTCAACCGCCTGTTCTTCACATACCCCGCCCAGCCTAATCCATCTGGCGCTCTGTGGACATGGGACCTTCACCTTGCGAAGAGTACTGATAAGGGCGTTACATGGTCAAATCTTAGTGGTTCTACTTTTCAGACTATTGTATCAAGGATACAGGTAGAGAACTCAGCCTATACGATTGAGCCAGGTAACTATCGGGCCGAATATAGTGAATGGGGTGCTGATGTTGATATTGATGGCAATATCCATCTACTACTTCATCGATATCGTGGGAATCCCTCTATATACTATACCCCAGGCACAACTAAGCTTGACTGGTTTGGCTCATTTCCAGCCGATATCGACGCTCTGCCAATGGATCTAATCTACGTTCGATTCGCGCCAGATGGCTCTCGATACGAGAATCCTACCCCTCTTCTCTCTCCTCCCTCAGGCTCTGGCCTTCCACATCGCATCCAGCTTGTGACAGGACGCCGCGGTGAGGTGCTAGCAGTCGCCGAGCAACCATTAAGATATAACTATAGCCCTGACAATGGAGTTACTTGGGACGGCTGGATTAATATCGACAGCGGGGACAAGCGTCTTTTTGCCCAAGTATTCCGCGACTCGGACGATCCTCTTCTTGTAAATCTGCTTTATCATGAATTTACTACCCTCCATGAGAACAAACTCTACTGGAGGTCAATCCAATTTGGCGCTGGCCCACAGCAGATTGAACCAATATCTCAGACCTACGAGGATGTTAAAGTACAGGGTAATAGCTTCGGTATTCATCAAGTAAATCTGGTAAGTGATAATGATACAGTATCCGTACCTATCCTAGCCGATCATATTATACCATCTAATTCTGTAGTAGAATTAGATGATGGCACTAATGATACTGGAGTGACTGTTTCTGCTTCTGGGCCTAACACAGTAACTCTTACTGGTGGAGCCGCTGGGGGTACTGTTTGTTTTATGACAAGACATAGGGGCCGATTAAATTCTACACTGGAGACATAAATGGCTATTTTAGGTAGAGATGAATCAGATGAAGTAACTCAACACCCTGTTGGGGTACTGGGTAAAACTATGGATCCGTCACTTTTGAAGAAAAAGAAACCAGCTAAAGCCCCCCCTACGGCTTCCAGTCCTCTTAATTTAGCGGCTAAAGCTAAAGAAATAGGGTCAATGGGCATAACTGAGTCTAGATTTGGTATGACTCCAGAACCAGGAACTACTCCCGGTACTGTCCCAACTAGTTTAGGGCTGGCTGTCCAGGCCGGGAAAAAGATGGGTAGGAAACCAAATGTATAAAAAGTTATATACTATAGTAGAAGGTATATTGAAAGGACTAACCAATGCCAATGCACGAAACGCCTCCTAGAACGCTAAAAGAACTACGAAAGTGGAGAGCACAGCAGTACGAGAAGCAACAGAAAGAGGAATTAGAGGCGGTCAGTAAGAGAGAAGAGAAGGGTATGGCTAGGGAAAGCAAGCCGTTCCCTTCCTCTAGGCCTACGCCTTTGACTCTTAGGAAGCCTTTCCGCCCCTCTGAGCCTGAGAATAGGAAGCCCTTTGGTGGCCCCATTATTGGTCAATACTATGGGAGACTCTATGATTATCTAAAGAAAAAGCTCAAGGAGCCGCTTCCTGCAGGAGAGTTCCCAGCTATTGGTAGCCGCCGAAAGACACAGGGCCCCGGTAACAAAGAGGCCCTCAAAGGCGAGGGCGATTAAAGATCAGACTGGCAGCATTCGTGCGTCGGTCGGCTCCCGTGGGGACCCCTCCCCTCCTCATGGGAGCTTTTTTGTTGCTGTTCTATAGCCTCCTATGGGGCTATATCTTTATATGTTTGCAATTTACTAAATTATGATATACTAATAGTAGAACGGAATGTAGATTAGTCTACCTCTTTAAGAGTTTGATCCATTCCATCAATAAAGACTAATTATTCAGGGTTCTTCAAAACCTGTAAAAAAGGAGACAAATGGTGAGTACAGCAGAGGATCTTACTAAGGCTCTTGAGGCAGTAGCCAAGGAGACCGCGGAAGATAAAAGCGAACTAGACCCCACCTCTAGTGAAGGTAGTGAAACAAAGGAAGCTTCTGATGAGGCCTCCAAGGCGAAAGGCAAGTCAACAGCGGTCCCCTATACGCGCTTTAAGGAAGTCAATGACAAACTTAGTGCGCAGGCGAAAGCCGTAGAGGAACTAAATGAAAAGCTTGTCAAACGTGACGAAGAACTATCAAAGATGGTTTATTTATTGTCTGAACGGGACCAAGCGTCTCGAACAGTCGAGAAGATAAATGAACTGTATACGAGTAAACCAGAACTTCGAGAACTAATAGATACGCTGGATGCAGCAGTAAAAGGTCAAGAAGTCGCTATCGAAAAGGCTGAAGATAAGAAAGCTGAGGCGGAAGCCAAAGGCGATCTTAAGACAGTACGAGAGATAGAAAAGGTTACTAAGCAGCTTGAGACCACGAAGAGTGAGCTTGAGAAGAGCTTAGCCGAGACACAGGCTGATCTTATCTTAGATAAGGCCGATCGGATACTACAACAGTACTTTGATAAGTTACCGGAACAGTACAATGAGGATGACAGAAAGGTTCTATCGGATCGTATGGTTGACAAAATCAACTGGGACGAGATCGAAAAAGATCCAAGTAAGTTAAACTCAGTTCTAGCTCGTGACTTCAAGAGCACAGTAGAATGGTACGGAACGCCTAGAGGTACCAATAAGGCAGAAGTAGAAACAAAAACTGAAGAGACTACAAAAGAGCCTACAGTCGAAGCACTTAGAACAGCGGATTGGGGTAAGATGAAGGTGGTCAAAGACGCAAAGGGTGTCGAAATGACAGTCCCAGTCGTCTCTGACGAAGACTGGACTAAAGCCCTGGCTGCTGCCATAAGGAAAGACAATAAGCGATAAGTGGTCTCCCTTATTAGAGGATACCAATAATGACTAATTTCCAAACTTTGGGTGACATGCTATTACGTAGGTACGTGGTAGACTTCATCGCTCAAGCACAACAGCTAAGTACGCCGATTTATTCGATGCTTAGAGAGAATACGCGCTTCCAGCCTTCAGGCGATGGCGCATACTTTCCTATCCGGATAGACGGTAACGAGGCTGGTGGCGGGTGGCGCGGCACCGATGATAACGCGCTGCCTACTAGCTCAAATGAGCGCATCAAGCAGCACAGAGTACGGCCAAAGAAATACTACCATGTAGTTGAGTTCTCTGGTCTTGCCGAGGCTGTCTCCGCTAGGGGCGGGGAAGATGCATTCGCAGCAGGCATAACTGATGCTATTTCAGCAGCAGTCAAACGCGCAGGGGCTAACTTTGAGGTTACGTTCCTGCGCGGCGATGGCACTGGCCGTCTTACTAACGTAAACGGCACACAGGCTGCAGTAACAACTGTAAACGTAGATGATGCTAGACCCTTCCGTGTAGGTCAGGTTGTTGTTTTCCTAAACAACAGCACTGGGCTAAAGCAGGCAGGTCCGGTAACCGTTACGTCCAGATCGGTTGCAAACGCGACGATTTCAACATCGAGCGCGGTAACCGTTACGGACAATGATGGTATCTACATCTCCGGTGAGCAGTCTGAAGCTGCACCGCCTTCTGAAGTAACAGCTCTAGGTCTTCCGGCTATTGTAAACAATACCGGCACGATCTACAACCTCAGCCGCACAACCTACCCTGTACTCCAGAGTAAGGTTATTAGCGCAAGCTCTACGGCTTTGGATGAGTCAATGCTAAGACGGCTCCGCAAGCAGCTTCTAACTGAAACCGATACGGGTTCTATGTCAGGGTTCGCCATGATATCGAACTGGGATCAGTTTGACCGCTATACGGAGATTGCCCTGCCATTCCGACGCTTTAATGATATGAAGCTAGAACTAGGCGCTGAACAAGCGGCAACTACGTTCGAGGGGCGCCCCTGGTACATTTCATGGGCTGCTCTACCTGATGAGGTCTTCATGATCCGCATGGATGCTATTGAACGAGGCGTTGTACGCCCTCTTTCAATAGATGAAAGAGTTAATATGGCTTGGATTCCAGGAAGCGATAGTTTTACTGTACTGCTAAAGATGTATGCCGAAAACGTGGCCAGAATCGTGAATCAAACCGCGAAACTAACGTCACTAACTACACCAACCTACTAACCCCTTGATTTTGCTAAGGATTTTGCTCCTTAGCGGAGAACGGCCGGAGATAATCTCTTCGGCCGTTTTCTTTTTGCAAATTATACAGGTCTAGTACTCTTACCAGAAGTACCTGTATTTGATATACTATAAGTGAAGAGGTGAAGGCTTGCCGTGGACCATTCAAACATTTCCTTCCTCTACCGAGTGGTATGTAACTCCGGTAGACCCAAACGACTGGGAGCCTTGGAGGTCCTGGTTGGATCCTGACGCGCAACCTAACCAGACGTTTCTTAGAAAAAGTGAAGCCCCGGAGAATCTTTTAATTGACCCCGAGGATGTTGGAACGGTGCCAGAAGAGACACAGGCAGACGCATCGGACTGGCGGATTTTACCCGAGCCGGAATAAACAATGAGTGTTGATACCCTAACCTTCTATTCACCTCTCCCTCTCTTCGGGGTCCCCCTATCCCGACAATGGGATAACTTTAGACACGACTTCAGACAGCTTTCTACCCTAATCAGGGCCGCTTACGCTGACATTTCCACCACGCCAGGGGACCACGATCTCGCTGGCTGGGCTATTGGGGAACTCGATTTCCGCAATCGTTTTAGAATTTTCTACGCTAAAGACCTGAACGAATTCAAGATTCAAATCAATACAGGCACAGAATCCGTAGAGGTATGGACCGACGCCCTCCGAATCAGACAATCCGACGGTAGGGTTATCGCTGCTGGAACTGGTGGATTCCAATCTATAGGCGGATTCTACCAATTAGTAATACCACAAAGTCAGACCTTCTACGGGATGAGGTTTGAGGAGACTCTTCCTGGGGGAGGTACTGTATACCGCAACGCCTCAACCCTAAAGTTTGACTCCAATAACTTCTATCTGTCCTCCGCTGGAGATGGCGCTCCTATAGTTTCACTGCTGGCCGGGGCTGTTGGTGAGGCCAATAGTGCTTCAAATATTGGTGCGGGTACTGGCTTATTCGCCGCCAAAGTAGGACTAGACCTTCAGTTCAAGTCGCTTGTAGCTGGAAGTAGTGTTTCTATTACCAGTACTGCATCCGAAGTAACTATTAATGCTACTCCTCCTAACCCTGGATTCTACGGTATAACTATTGGTCAGACTGATAATAATCCTGTCTATAAGAACATAAATACCGTAAAGTTCAATTCTGTTGATTTCTACGTATCGCAGAATAGTCCCAATACAGATGAAGTAATAGTAAACTTCCGAGGTAGTGTTGCTGCAGGATCCGGCGAAGCTAATACAGCCTCAAACCTGGGTGCTGGAGAGGGCGTCTTTGCAGCTAAGGTAGGAGTAGACCTTCAGTTCAAGAGCCTCGTAGCTGGAACTAACGTTTCTCTGGGATCTGATTCCAGTACTATAACTATAAATAGTACGGGTGGGGCTGCTAGCCCTGGTTTCTATGGCATTATCATTAAAGAGTCTGATAACTCTACAGTTCTCAGAGACGATACTATCAGCTTCTTGGCCTCTGACTTTGATGTCTCTGATGTTAATAACAAACCCCAAGTAGCTCTAGCTACCAATGTTGCAAGACTATCAGACGTTGGACCTGGGTTCTATGGCATAACGGTAGGACAAACTGACAATAATCCTACCTATAAAAACATAAATACCATAAAGTTCAATGCCGCTGAGTTCTACGTTACTCAGAATACTCCGAACACTGATGAGGTAGTAGTTAACTTCCGAGGTAGTGCAGGAGGGGGGTCCGGTGAGGCTAATACCGCTTCAAACCTAGGTGCTGGCTCTGGGGTATTTGCCGCTAAGGTAGGAGTTGATCTTCAGTTCAAATCGCTAGTTGCTGGAACCAATATTTCTCTAGGCTCCGATGCTAACACCGTAACAATAAACTCTACTGGAAGTGGTGCATCAGATCCTGGGTTCTATGGCATCATCGTAGAGGAGTCAGATCAGACCAATACCCTCCGTGATGATACGATACGATTCTTAGCAGGCGACTTTGATGTCTCCAACGTCAACAATAAGCCCCAAGTAGCCTTAGCAACAAATGTAGCTAGGACCTCAGATATAGGTCCTGGCTTCTATGGTATAATTGTTAAGGAGTCCGACAACTCCACGGTCCTTAGAGACGATACCATTAGCTTCCTTGCCTCTGACTTTGATGTCTCTAATGTTAATGATAAACCTCAAGTAGCTCTTGCCGCTAATGTTGCACGACTAACAGACGTTGGACCTGGCTTTTATGGCCTAAACGTAGGGCTATCTACAGATGTCCCGACATATCGTGGTATCAATACCGTAAAGTTCCATAACCTGGACTTCTATCTAAGCTCTAATCCTAGTTCTGATGTCGTAGAGGTAATGACTAGGAATCTAGTCAAGACTGATGACTTTGGAACCGTTAGGAATCAGCTAGTACTACCAAAAAATAGTACTTCCCTAGCACCTGCCCTCACGTTTTATGGATCTACTGTAGGCATACGTCATATACCTGGTACTCCAACTACAGGCTCTTTAATACTGGAAGCTGTTAATACTGTAGGTACTGTGCAAGGGAGCATAGAACTGATTCAGCAGCAGAATCCATCAATAGAAATAACCGGTCACACCCGATTTTTCGACCAAGCAGAAACCACAGACATTCTTCGGATTCAATCAACTTCTTCTGCCACAACCCCAGCGCTTGCGTTTATCGCTGATTCAGACACTGGAATATTCAGATTATCCTCGGATTCTGGCACAATTAGGTTCTCATCTAATAGTGCCCAATCAGCCTATATCACCAGGGACAAACTAGTCTCCCATGGCGGCTTCTACTCCCTAGCCTTCGGAGAGCCAATCTATAAAATCACTGCCGGTGATGGCATAACCATTGAGCCCTCCGGCATTAGCCAATTCACCATAAGTGCAGCCCAATTCTACGGCATAACTGTAGCTGAAACAGATGGCACTCCAAGCTTTACCAGAATCAATAAGCTTAACTTTGAAACCCAATGGTTCTATGTAGAGCAAAACTCTCCTAATACCGATGAAGTTAGCATTAACTTCAGAGGGCTTCCTGCTGGCACTGGTGAAGCCAATACAGCCTCAAACCTAGGAGCTGGTACTGTTATCTTTGCTGCTAAGGTTGGGGTAGATCTTCAGTTCAAGAGCCTTGTAGCTGGAACTAATGTTTCTCTTGGCTCTGATGCTAGTACCATAACCATAAACTCTACTGGGAGTGGAGCTTCTGACCCCGGATTCTATGGCATTATAGTTCAAGAATCAGACCTAACCAATACGCTAAGAGACGATACTCTTAGGTTCTTAGCTTCTGACTTCGACATTAGCAATGTCAGCGATAAGCCTCAAATAGCTCTTGCCACTAATGTTGCACGACTAACAGATGTAGGACCTGGTTTCTATGGCCTAAACGTAGGGCTATCCACAGATGTCCCGACATATCGTGGTATCAATACCGTAAAGTTCCATAACCTGGACTTCTATCTAAGCTCTAATCCTAGTTCTGATGTCGTAGAGGTAATGACTAGGAATCTAGTCAAGACTGATGACTTTGGAACCGTTAGGAATCAGTTGGTGCTGCCGCGAGGGAGGTCCTTACTCCCAGCTATGACATTCTACGATGCCCTAGGTTCTGGGGTGTACTGGGATCCCGTAGGAGCCGTAGGGGCCGCATCTATTGTACTACAGGGTAGTGCAGGTAACACATCAATAGGACTTAGAACTACAGGCAGTGGTGGTATCGACATCACAGGAGCATTGTCGATCGATGGCGGAAACATCAATTTCGCTACTGGGAATACCCTTTTTCTAAATGGTACAACAGACCTGCGGCTTATGGGTGACGGATCAGCAGGTAGTCCGTCTATTAAGCTAGGGAGTACAGCAGATACCGGCATATTCACAGCCGCAGGGGTTGGGGACAATATAGCATTTACTGTAGATGGAACTCTATCTGCCCTGATGACTAGAGAAAAGATGATGGTCACTGGCGGCTTCTATTCCCGAGCCTTCGGAGAGCCAATCTATAAAATCACTGCCGGAGATGGTATAACCATTGAGCCCTCCGGCATTAGCCAATTCACAATAAGTGCAGCCCAATTCTATGGCTTAACGGTAGCAGAGACAGATGGAACTCCATCCTTTACTAGAGTAAATAAGCTCAACTTCGAAAGCCAGTGGTTCTATGTAGAGCAAAATGCTCCGAATACCGATGAAGTCAGCATTAACTTTAGAGGTTTGCCTGCTGGCACTGGAGAAGCTAATACTGCCTCAAACCTTGGTGCTGGAGAAGGCGTCTTCGCGGCTAAAGTCGGAGTAGACTTACAGTTCAAGAGCTTAGTAGCTGGAACTAATGTTTCTCTTGGATCTGATGCTAATACCATAACAATAAACTCTACCGGTGGAGCTGCTAGCCCTGGCTTTTACGGTATCATAGTCCAAGAATCAGACCTAACCAATACGCTAAGAGATGATACTATCCGGTTCTTAGCTGGAGACTTTGATGTCTCTAACGTCAGCGATAAGCCTCAAATAGCTCTAGCTACCAACGTAGCAAGACTATCAGACGTTGGACCTGGCTTTTATGGTATAACCGTAGGGCTATCCACAGATAACCCACTCTATCGTGGCATAAACACTGTAAAGTTCCATACTTTAGACTTTTACGTTAGCTCTAATCTTAGTTCTGATGTCGTAGAGGTAATGACTAGAAACCTAGTCAAGACTGATGACTTTGGAACAGTTAGAGATCAATTAGTGCTGCCGGTAGGCAGTAGCACTAGACCTTCAATATCGTTTTATGGCACTCCTCGCTCAGGTATATTCGCACGCAGTCCAGCAAATTTAAGAGATATAGTTATTAGAAATGACTACGATGGATTCTTCACTTCGTCGCTGGAGTTGCTGAGTACTGGTCGTATTCAGGTAATTTCGACTGGTTCGACTTCTGCTCTTTTTGACAGTGGTGGTGTGCAATTAGCTAATGGGGCCGCAGGTGCTCCCAGTGTTTCATGGCTTACAGATAATAATACTGGACTATTTAGACTCTCTACAGATTCTGGCAGTATAAGATTCTCTTCGGATGGAACCGAATCCGCATTCATAGACAGAGACAAACTCGTAGCAAGTGGTGGCTTCTATTCTAGAGCCTTTGGAGAGCCAATCTATGCTCTAATAGCGGGTGATGGCATAACCATTGAGCCCTCTGGTATTAGCCAATTCACCATTAGTGCAGCTCAGTTCTATGGCATAACCGTAGCAGAGACAGACGGTACTCCAAGCTTCACCAGAATCAATAAGCTCAATTTCGAAAGCCAATGGTTCTATGTTGAGCAAAACGCTCCGAATACTGATGAAGTTAGTATTAACTTTAGAGGTTTGTCAGCAGGATCAGGAGAAGCCAACACCGCTTCAAACCTTGGTGCTGGAGAGGGTATATTCTCAGCTAAGGTAGGAGTGGACCTTCAGTTCAAATCTCTGGTAGCTGGAACAAACATAACACTAACTCCTACTTCCACTACAATAACAATCAATAGTTCAGGGAGTGGTGCTTCTGACCCTGGTTTCTACGGTATAACGGTAGGTCAGACTAATAACCTGCCAACTTACAAAGGTATAAATACCGTAAAGTTTAATGCCGCTGAGTTCTACATCACTCAGAACTCCCCTAATACTGATGAGGCAATAGTAAACGCCAGATTCCTTGGAGACTTCTTCAAGAGTGGCGTAGTGGCGATGACGGGACAATTGCTGCTAACAGACGGTAGTGCAGCTGCGCCAGCGATTGCTTTTGCTAATGATACCGATACGGGTATGCATCGTCCGGCTAGTAATTTCTTAGAATTCTCCGCTGGCGGTACTTTACTTCTCAGCATATCTCCAGCTCTTACTACTCATAGCTCTGATGCTACCTTATTGATTAGTAATGTAACTGTATCTAAAAACTTAACGGTTGGTGGAGGTCTAGTAGTTAATAGAGTTGCTTCTGCCGAAGCGTTCTATAGTACGGATTTTGGAGAGCCAGTATACGCTATAACCGCTGGTGATGGAGTAACCGTTGAGGAGTTAGCAGGTAGACAGTTCCGGGTAAGTGCAGCCCAGTTCTATGGTATAACGGTAGGACAAACTAATAACCTGCCCACCTATAAGGGCATAAATACCATAAAGTTCAACGTCACTCAATTCTACATTACGCAAAACTCCCCAAATACTGACGAGGCTATTGTAAACATTAGGGACCTACCAACGGTGAGGAAGGTAGTGGGTGGGTTCGCCGCATCCAACGAATGGGAATTCGTCCATAATCTTGGAACTTCTGATGTAACCTTTACGGTGTACGATGCTGGCTATAAGTACCTTATTCCGTCCAAGGTAGATACGTCGAACCCGAACACGGCTTACTTTTATTTCAATACCCAGCGCCAAGGTCGCGCGGTTATCATAGGTTAACCTATGCCAGTAGTTGACGGGCACCTATTTGTTCAGGGGCAACTAACTGCCTCCAGCATAACTGCGTCCGGTGTTTTGGCATCTTCCTTAAGTGTCAATTCCCTCCAAGTCTCATCTGGAGTAGTAATAGGGGCAGGGGTTAGTACTGGAGGAAATACCCAGGGCAATACCGGCACTCAAACCGGCACGTTAGCCTTTCAAGGCAGTAATAACATCACCCTCTCGCAGATCACTGGTGGCGCTGGGGTTCATACTCTGCAAATCAGCAAAGCAGCAGCAGGAGGTGGTGGCGGAGCGGTCACGATGAGTATGTACCCTTGGCCAGTGCAGGGCATAGCCACGCAAACCGTGAATAGCGGAACTACGGCAGCTACCGGTGGGGCGTTTCAGACTACTTGTTCTATCTATTTAGTGCCTATGCCAGTCGCTTATGATTTAAGTTATAGGTCTATTGAGATGATACGAAACTATACTAGTCGCGGCGGCACAGCCACTATATCAAAAGGGTATCTTTTAGGGATATATTCTATGAATGGAGGTACCCTATCACTTGTATCAAGTTATGTCCATAATCATATATTTAGCCAAAACTCCATAACAGCACAATCGCACTATTGGTACTGGGGCACTAATTCGACGAGTAATAGTTCATCATTAGATGGAAACGTTTTTGGTTCGTTTTCAGGAATTCGGAGAGTCCTACTATATGATGCGGAGGCATCGCTGGCTGCAAGTCAATACTGGCAGGGCGTAGTACATACCTGGAGGAGTTCAGGTGATATAGATAGAGCAGCAGATGAGATGATGATTATATCTGCGTCACAGACCACTCTCGGTAACTATATCGGAGAATCTGATTATAGACAGCTGCTACCCTATATGGGGGTTGCGTCAACTACCTCAAACGGAACAACCACAGGACTTCTGGTAATGCCTGCGTCTATTCATACAAGTGCTATAAGCGGGGCCTCAACTAGTGTTTACCGTTCGATCTGGGTAAAGTTTGATCGGATATAACAGATGCCCAATATAGATGGAAACCTATTTTTACACGGTCACCTATCTGCATCCAGCATCACTGCTTCTGGTGTATTAGCGTCTTCTCTAACCGCCAACAGCATTCAGGTTTCCTCTGGAGTAGTACTAGCCATGGGGGTCTCTACTGGGGGGAATACCGCTGGAAACACTGGCACTAGAACAGGTACCATAGTATTCCAGGCGACGGATAACATTACACTTTCGCAGATCACAGGAGCTGGAGGGGTCCATACGCTCCAGATAAGCGGAGCAGGTGGGGGTGGGGGGGTAACATTATCGATGTATCCCTGGCCGGTGCCTGGTATAGCCACGTCAACTGTGAATAGCGGAACCACTGCTGCTACCGGAGGCTTTACACAAACTACTTGTTCAATATACCTGGCGCCAATGGTGCTACCTTATGATTTAAGTTATCGTTCTGTTGAGTTCCTACATTCTCAGGCTACAGCCGCTGGAACTGGGTCTTTATCTGCAGGGCACCTTCTTGGCATCTATACAATGAATGCCAATACCCTATCTTTATTGTCTAGTTATATCTTTAATTATAGATTGAGCCAGAACTCCGTGACAGCTCACAGTCATTATTGGTACTGGGGCACGAATTCAACGAGTAATAGTTCATCCTTAGCCGGAAACATATCCGCATCATTCACAGGAATCCGGAGAGTTCCGCTGTATGACGCTGAAGCGTCATTGGCCTCTTCTCAGTACTGGTATGGGTGGGCGCATACTATGAGGACGTCAAACGCGGCTGTGGGTAATCTATCCGCACTTATGCACGTATCCGAGTCCCAGACGACATTGGCGAGTTATATGGGAGAAGCGGCCAGTAGGTCTATATACCCGTATATG